TTTTTCATCTGGCAATACTACGTGATAATTATATCCTCCAGTTTCTCCAATAATTCTAGGAAATGAATTATACTTATAAATATTGGAATATGTATCTTTCAGAATATTTTCAAATACGCCATCACTTCCAGTAAAGGCAATTGCCGCTAAATCATTTTCATTAACTAGTGATTCCAAAAAATTATTAGGGTCACTGGGAATAAACTGGATAGCTTCAGGTGGAACTCCTGCCTCCAAAAGAATTTCATATACTGTGTAATTTGACAAAATGGAATAATCACTAGGTTTCCAAATAGTTGAATTACCAGTAAAAAGTGGAGCAGTAGCTAAATTGCCACCAATAGCAGTAAAATTAAATGGTGTAATTGCTCCTACAATGCCATTGAGTGGAACCCAATTAATAACATTATTGTATGTATCAGTTTGAGGAATTGCTACTTGAGAATTTTCCATAAGTCGGCGATAATGGCAATTAAATCGCCAAAAATCACCCAATTCACAAATTGCATCGATTTCAGCCTGATAATAATTTTTTCCCTGAGAAATCATGGTTGAAGCCAATAGTTTATTATAATATTTCCCCTCTACTAAATCGGTGGCCTTTTCAAAAATATCCAATTTTTTATTTAGTGAAAATTTATTCCAAATTTCTTTACCTCTCCTGCTAGAATCTATAGCTTTAGCTACATCAACACCACTTGCTTTTGAATAAACGCATACTTGTGATGAAAAATCATATGGACTATGACACTCAGTTTCATTCTTATAAATAAATTCTCCATTAATTACCAATGGAACTCTATTTGTTCTAGATTTTAGATTCTTGATTTCAGTTTTTAGTGATTTTGGAACTTTACCTAAAATCTCCGTTGCTTTTATTGCTATATTTTTAGGAATCATGTTAATGCTATTTTATTTTCCTTTATAAATTTTAAGTCAATTTTATAAAAATATTACATTATATAAATGAACTCATGTCCTAAAGGAAAATTATGCTTCACAAATGTTAATTTTTTTGGAGGAGCTATTATTATTCTATTGGCACTTTACATTGTAAACAAAGAAAGTTATCATAAATTGTACTATAAACTTAATAGTATAGAAAGAGAGATTGAAGATACAAAAAATAATATTGTAGAGAAAGAATTAGAGAAAGAATCATCTAATTTAACAGATTTGGATTTACAGAGAAATGTATATAATAGCGAAGAATTACCTGAAATTCTTAAACCACCATTAAAAAGAGAACCACCTGGAAGGGTAAGATTACTTCCTATAAATGTTAAAACTAGAGGAGATGGCGGTCCTTATCAACAAGTAGGAATACTAACAAAAGAATCTATTGCAGACACTGAATCTATACCAGGAAATAACACTGATTCAGTAGTATTACCATTATTTGCTAAACCTATTTATGATGGAGCTAATCAATGGAATTATTATACAGCTACAGATAAATTTCACCAAATTAAATTGCCTCTTTCCATAAATGGTAAAAACTGCACAGATGACCAGGGATGTAAAGAATTGTATGGTTCAGAGACAGTAAATGTTCCTGGATATAATGGAAACTTTTTAGTAAATATCTATAAAAATGATAGTCCTAAATATATTCCCTATATTTAATTTTTTTATAATTATTTTATCTTGAAAGAAAATATAAGAATATAATAATAGTATGATAAATAAGGATACAATTACAGGTATTATAATAACACTAGTAATAGTAGTTGCACTATTTTTATCGTGTAGAATACTAAAATATTTTGAGAAATCAGAAGAACATTTTAGTTCAGAACCAGATGGTGATACTAAGAGATCTCCCACTGAAAAACTCGATATCAAAAAAACATTGAACTTCAAAAAAGTATTTGAAACTACAAGATACAGAATTTGGGAAGCCGTTCCTATAGATGACTATTATCCAGTGGGTCATTATTTAACTACAGGTAGAGATAGTTCTTCTCCTAAAATTCCTGCAGTATTACTTAAAACCTCTGAAACTGAGAATGATAAACCAGTAAAATATACATTAGTTTCATTAACCGATGACAAAATGGGTATATGGAAACCAGTTCCTCGTGAAGGACATGCAGCACTAGGACATATTTTTAGTAAAGAATACCCATCAAGACATATTATTAGATGTCCAAGTAAAGAGCATTTAGTTCCATGTAATTTAAAATCAGCCTGTGTAGATAGTAAAAACTATTCAATATGGAATATGGAAAAAAATGGAGCATTATTTTTAGCAAGTAATAAATCCAATGATTCAGTACCAAGCGATAAACCTTTTAGAATTTCTCTAAATAAATTATCAAATAAGGAAGGAATTAAATTGAAGACAACTAGAAAATTTAAAAGATTATTTGATAAAAAGAATGCTAAATTAAATCAAAAAATAACATTTTGGAGACCCATTTGTGCAGATGGATATGTTTCTACTGGTGATATTGTTACTACTAATAACTTTAATCCAAATGGAGTATCCACCGTTTTCACTGTTTCTAGAGAATTTGTAAAATATCCCAACAATTTTGGAAGTCCCCTAATTACATTGGGTTCTAAAAAAGGAGGTGCTACAATTTGGAAACCTGAAGCACCAGATGGATATATTTGTCTAGGAAATGTTATAGTTGATGGAAAATCAGAACCAGAATCAAATAGAATTGTTGGATGTGTTCCATTAGAATATACTATTGAGTCAAATACTATTGATACTAAAATGGTCTATAACAATATTCCTAGCAAGAGCATTTTCAGCATCCATAAATATTCTGATTCTTATTTGTTTAGAGTAGCTTCAGGTCTTGACGCAAGTGATGAACCAAAAATAGTTTTAAATAAAAATATGATGTATTTAGATAAAGATTGTCTTGATTATCCTAGAGATATAACTATTCATTATGAACTAAATCCTGAAAACACATTAAATTATACCAATTTGGATAGAGATAAATATTTAATAAATACTTTATCTAGAAGATTACAAGCAGCTCCTGATAGATTTAAGAATATATTATTTGATATAACTAATAAAAAATTATCATTAACTATAGATTCAAGGGCAGCAAATAGTGATGAAATGACGGTAGGTGAATTAACATTACTTTTAAGAAAAACTATATTAGAAGATAAAATAAAAATTTATAGCACTGATTATCAAAATCATATTTCTACACTTACATTTATAGAAGTTAATAGTCCAAAAAAGAATAGAATAGTTTTAGACAATTCAGAATTTAAATTTAAAAATAAGAAAAATTAGCAGGTAATCGGTTTTTTAATCTTGCATCCATTCCATACCATTTTATAGGATGTTTTGTAATATCTAATGTAATTAATGGATTATAATTCTGTTGAAGAGAATTATAAGCATATGGTTCCATAGGACATTTTGTCATCAATGATTTTATTCTATTTTTAGAATAATCCTCTAATCTACTTATTTTTTTTTGTTGAAATAATAGGTCTAATTCCTGCTCTTTTTCCAACTTTTTTTTTATAATTAATTCGCGCAATAATTTTGCTTTAAATAATTTCTTTTTTTCTTCTTCTATTTTTTTTATAGTTTCTTCATACTTATTCTGAGATTCTTGTATGCTTTCTAATTCATTATTTGAAAGATTGAATTGACTAAAATCTGGTTCTTGTATTCTACTAGATTCTTTAGTATTTTGGGGTAATTGAGCTATAATAGATTCTAAATCTTCATCACTAAATGTTTTAAGATCTAATTCTAAATCTTTGAAATCTATCTCTGAATCGGTGTCATATTTATTAACATCTAATGAAATATCACTTAGTATTTGACTAATACTAGAAGATTTGGCCGATGTTGAACTAGAAGAAGATGTTTGGAATCCTTCTCTTATTTTTTTATTTTTTCTATGCATATATAAAAAAATTAACATAAATGAAATAATTGTTATCAATAGCAAAAGCATCTAATATATATAATTATTAAAAAAAAATATCGGATACTAATAAAGGAATATGGGAGATTCTGATTGGAATTTTGATAATTATTATTTATGGAGAAATTCATATCCTGAATGTGGAGGTAAATCACAGTCGCCTATTAACATTGATACATCTCCGGAAATTATGGAAGAATGTTCTATAATGTGTCAGTTAGATATGCGATATAAAAAATCTACTTGTCGTGTCAATTTAAATGAGCAAAATATGATAACACTAGAATATGAACCAGGTTCTTATGCTAAATTTAATGAAACACCATTTCCATTAACTAAAATTTATATTCATACTCCCAGCATGCATACAATAGATGGGGAAAGATATGATGCCGAAATAATTATGGTTCATAGTGCTGATTCAAGCAGCGACGGCAGCGGTAGCGGCGGCAGCGGTAGCGGCATAATGATTTGTAAATTATTAAATAGAGGAGGAACTGAATATGGAAATGAACAAGAATTTTTTAATGAATTCTTTTTTAGAATTCCTAAAAAATCTACTGATTATTTTGTCGATGTTCCTGTTAGTAATGAGTGGAGTGCAGGTAAATTATTACCTATAAAAAATACAAGTTTTTTTATGTATGATGGTTCATTACCTTTTCCACCCTGCGAAGAAAACTATAAAGTAATCGTGTTTGAAGAAATAGGAAATATTGGAAATACCAATTTTGAATTATTAAAAGAGAATATTGGTAGTAACAATAGACCAGTACAACCTCTCAATGATAGAAAAATATTTTACAATCCAGGTAGAAAACTGGAAAGACAGAAAACTAGAAGACTTTTAGCTTCTAATGATAAATTCTTAAAATGTGTAGAAGAAGGAAATATACCCAAAAAGAAGACTGAAATTATAAAAACTAAGGAGATATTTATTGACGAAAAAATTGCAGATTCAAGTGCTAAAATGATTAAAATTACATTTATGTGTATTACATTTCTTTTACTATTAACATTAGCATATTTCTTTGTACTATTTTTATATAGAGGATATCATGCACAGAAATTTTTAATGGTATTATTACCTGAGAATGTAAAAGATGACGTTAGGTTAAACTTATGGAAAGAATGTTCTGGAACAATTGGACAAAAGGTCTTTGGAGACATTGAAGCTAAAAAGATTATTAGAAAAAACAATCAAAGTATTAGAAAAATAGAATCAGAACTTGCTAGAGGAAAAATAAAAAACCCAATTAAGAAAAATCAGATTATTGAACAAATTAAAACAATGAAACAGGGAATAAAAAGTGCTAAACTTAGTATTGAAGGAAAAGACCCAAATGGAAACCCACTTTACAATGAAAAAGGAGAAAGAATAAGTTTTGAATCAGGTCAAAAATCTGCTGACTTAAGCGCCATGGGATATGGAATGGGGATGGGAATGGGAATGGGAATGGGAATGGGACAAGGAATGGGAAGAAGAAGATAATTTATGATGAATAACCATATGGACGAACCATTCCTTGGGGACCTAATTGTTCTTTAGAACTTGTAACTCTCATATTATTACCTACACAATTAACTTCATTAGATTGAATGTCTAATAATTGATTATTTGTTGTGAAAACAGATACCTTTTCTTTTTCAACTTGATAAGTTAAAACGTTATTTAACTCTGTATTTTCATCAACTTCTTCACTATTCATATTTTTACTTTCACCTGGATTTTCAAATCCTTCATTAAGAAGAGAACCTATGACTATTTTATTAGCCGTGTCTTTTATTTCAGGTGCTAAGTGTGCTTTCGCTTTACCTTTTAATATACCATTGTTATATGGTTCAGCATTAAAATTTTTTACTGTTCTTGTGTCATTTGTTGGTACATCTCCTAATAATACTGGTTGAGAAACAGAATTTTCAGGTAAATTGTTAAATGCTAATGAATTATTTAACAATTCACTTTTTTCAGGAGAAAGTAAATCATTTGCTTCTAATCCAATATTTTCCATTGTGGCGTTATTTACTAAATCAGTATCAGAGGTTTCATCAAAGGCAGCGTCGCTTCCTTCATCTCCTGCTTCGTCGCTAGCTTCGTCGCTAGCACCGTCATTATTTGCATCATCTAGTTCTTTATCATTATTCATAACATTATTTTTAAGAGTATTAACTAAATCATTGACTAATGTAATAACATTTACTTTTGGTTTGGCTCTTTTTAAATTACTTAATGTTTGGAGAGCAACTACTAATATTATAGCTAGTAATAAAGCTTTTACTGGATCAACGAGAGATAATCCAACTATGCAAACCATTACTACAATTCTAACAACAGCAGAGTCCAAATGTTTGAGAACATTCATTGAGAGATTTGGAACTACTAATAATGCCAAAACTACTGAAACTACTATAAATGCTAAGGATACATTTTTGTCTTTTAATAAATTCATTTATAAATAAATAATAGATTTTTATTTTATTCTTTTTATAAAATTGATATAAAAGTATTTTTATTGATTATAGTAATTACCATGAACACATCTATAGGAAAACATGGATATTCTGTAATGAAAGAAGATTTAACTAGTACAGAAATAAATAAAATCAGAAAAGACTTAACAGTTAAACCCTTTGTGAATGCGAGTTATGGTGGAGATGCCGCATCATTTGCTGTTTATAGCGAAAGTAAAAGAAAATTGTATCTTCCTAGATTTTATGGAATTAGTGAATATGGTCATCCTAAGACTGTAAAACTTGAAGATTCAGAGAAAGTAGAAATGAAATTTACAGGAAGTTTAAAACCTAAACAATTACCTATTGTTAAATCTTTTATGGACACTATTTCAGGAAGAGATAGTGCTGGTGGAATTATAAGTGTTCCGTGTGGGTATGGTAAAACAGTATTGGCATTGTATCTTGCCAGTAAAATAGGGTTAAAAACTTTAGTCATTGTGCATAAGGAATTTTTGATGAATCAATGGAAAGAAAGAATTGAACAATTCTTACCTGAAGTCTCTGTTGGAAAAATTCAGAGAAATGTTATAAATAAAGAAGGTAATCAAATTGTTATTGGACTTCTGCAGAGTATTTCTATGATAGATTATCCTGAAGACACTTTCTCAGGGTTTGGATTAGTAATTTACGATGAATGTCATCATCTTGGAGCAGAAGTATTCTCAAGAGCTTTAATGAAAACAGTTTCACCATATACTCTTGGATTGTCAGCTACACCTAATAGAACAGATGGACTCACTAAAGTATTCTGTTGGTATTTAGGTGAAATTGTGTATAAAATTACTAAACGAGAACAAGAAAATGTGGATGTAAATGTTTATAGGTATTATCACGAAAGTAGCGAGTACTCTAAAGAAGTAAGAAATCAAATGAAAAATCCAAATTTACCACTTATGATAAATAATATTTGTAGTTTTAAACCTAGAATTGACCTTATTGTGAAATTAGTAACTGATTGTGTTTTGGAAGGTCGAAAAATTCTTTTATTGAGCGATAGAAAAAATCATTTGGGTATTCTAAAAGAAGAATTTGATAATTATAAATTGAAGCATCCAGATTTTGGGGTAGAATTCACTAGCGGATATTATCTTGGTGGAATGAAGCAGGAACAACTAGAAAAAACAGAGAAAGATACTATTATCTTGGGAACTTTTGCTATGGCAAGTGAGGGTTTTGATTGTAGAGAACCGCTAGACACTATTGTATTGGCATCTCCTAAAAGTAATATTGAACAGGCAGTCGGTCGTATTCTAAGACAGGAAGCAAAAGATAGAAAATTTGTTCCTTTAGTTATTGATATTGTAGATGAATTCTCACTTTTTCCTAAACAGGGATTAAAAAGAATTAAATTTTATCAGAAGAATAAATATAATATTCGTCAATTTGGTAATAATGGGGAAGAAATTCCTATGAAAACCAAAAAGAAAACAAAAGTTCCAGCAAGTGAATTAGAGTTTCTTCCTGATTCTGACTAATTAGACAATCATTGAGACAATCATTGAGACAATCATTGAGACAATCATTG